CCGAGAACCAATTTAAGAATTTTTCAATCGCAACCGGATCTCCCCGATGAGTCCAATCGCCACAATGAATTAACACGTCTCCTTCGGGAACTTGAACGTGTTCATGTTGTTCGTGCGTATCAGAAATTATTACTAGTTTCACGGTAACCTCTATTTTGATTCAGTTTTTATACTAACGCCATTTAAAACTGGTGGAATTATTTTTCTTACTTGATTATCTAAGCGCTCAACAACAATAATAACTCCATAACCATCTGAGTCTGTGATTACAGCGCTGGAATGATACCAAGCATAATTAGAAAGCTTCATTTTTAATTCTAAACGAGTTCTATTTGCTTCCATAAATGTTGCCATAATTTCCTCACGAAAAGACAAGCAATGTCTTAATTTTGTTAATTACTTTTTTAGGATTCGAAAAATCCAATTTAATCATTGGAAAAATAAATGGCTTATTGTCGTCTACAATTCCACCATCTTCATCTTCAAAGCATTTAGAAATTTGCATTCTATTGTTATCGTGCTCTAAAGTAATATGATATTTAGATTTTTCATTGAGAAGATAAATTCCTTCTCGCTCTATACCGATATTAGTTATCTCTTTACTAAGAAAATCGATTTCTAAATCTGCTCCATTAGTATAAGATGCATTACAAATTCTACAATCACTATTAATATAAAAGTAGAAATGAGCAGAAGAGGCTCCAGTTATAGTGCGGCTACTAGGATTTGGGCTTGATATAATAGCTTTAAAAGAATTATTCAAACAATTAATTTCATATTTTATTTTGAACTCTTCTTTTTTCGTATAAAAGAAACAATCTAAAAATAGGATATGATCTTTCTTTTCAAATTTGGAAAGTTCAAAAACATCGTCTGGACCTACAGAAACATATACTTCTCGTGTAATGTCTCTGCAAATAGGGCAAAATAAACAATGAGACCACAACTCTTGAACAGAATTTAATTTCTTCAATTTATTAAGCCCACACTATAATCACTTAAGCGGGAAGAGTGAAGGTTGCGAATTAAACATTTGCGACCAAGCTTGTGCCGGCGGAACTGGAGTCGGCGCAACAACAGCAGTAACGGGAATAGTTACTGAAGTCGCTGGCGACATAATAGTCACGGTTCCATTAGAAGAAACTGTGGCTGGAACCGGAGTGGCACCCGGCTTAACTGTCACTTGGGCGCGTTTCTGAGTATCATACTTGCTATCCAAGTCCCAAGAGTCAGACAGAGGATGATACAGTAAAGCAGTTCTAACAGAGCCGTCTCTTAAAGTAACATTGATTGGTGTCTTGGCATAACCAGAGGGCTCCATCTCTGATGCGAAAGATAGTCGAACTAAATCGCTCACTTCGCTATGGCGAGCATTAGACATATATTCTTTTACTTTATTACTGACATCTAATCCAGTAAACAATAATCCATCTGCCACGAAATCACGAACTACAGCCTCAACAGTATCTTCTAAAGTTTGCATAAAATTATCTCCTCGGTGATCTTACCACCATCATCATTGTATATTTTTTTAAATTGGAAGCAAGGGCTGGTCAAAAAATAAAAATTAAAATCTTTATTTTATTCGCCCTGCAACTCGTCTCTAACTTCCATTAGAACCTTGCCAAGCATATTCTTGCCGGTTCCATCTTTTCCGCAGCCCCAGAAGTAATCTGTTGGAGAGTCCTCTATAAGCTCTTCATAACCAGTATCTATTAATTGAGATCGTAAATCTTTATGCTGAAGGAACTTAGCCATTACGCATTCTTTCATTACACTATATTTAACTTCATCCCAATCAGGACGCATAGTAACTTTCTGTCCAAGCAATCGTGAATCATTATTTGATTTAGCTTTCCAAATCATATCATATTCAGATTGAACGATTGTTTTCTTGGCTTGATATGGAGCTTCCACCCAATTCCACCAACGATCGTAGATAAAAAATCTTGCTTTCTTATAGTTGCTCATAAATCCATAAGGATCATTAATTTTGTAAAATTTAATTGTCATTTAGGTGTCCACATATTCTAGCTCAACATATTGAGCCCAACTTCCGCCATCTTTATCTTTTCCAAAATCCCACCCCAAAAATCCAAGAGCCGCCCTATCTTCTTCGGAAGAAATAGATTTTAATCCACTAATAGATATAGATGTATTTTCATATACATCAACCGACAAATCTTCTGTCATATATTTTGATAAGATGGCTGTGCCCATTAAAAAATCGCTTGAATTATTATAACTAGTCATTCGTCACCCTCTCTACGATAAACTATTACTTTGGCTCCCTGATTTTTTTCAACATAATTGGCAAAGTTAGTTAGTGTTACAAGATAATGGTTCCAATCTCCACCAGCAGCCCCACAAGCAATCTTCCAAGGGAAAGCCAAGCTTTCCAAATTAGGAATTTTAGCAATTCTTAATAAACATTGGTGAAAATATTTCTCTCTAGCCAGAACTCCATCTAGATTAGAAGTAGGAAACTTTGGTTTACCAGGATAGTATTGACCTAATAGATTGATGACATATCTTTGATCTTGACCATTGCCGCGAACTTCAATTCTGCCAGGCTTACTATACTCTGTTCTGGCAGCATAGATGTCGGCATAAGGATATTTTTCAAACACATCTTTGGATAAGTGTGCTGCCCGATTGGTCACACAATTAGTTTGATGACATAAATATTTTTCTTTGGCATCAAAGATGTCACCAGTTATAATTTCAATCATTTCTTTACGTCTTTAATATTAATTAAATATTTTTTAGCCCAAATCGCAGGCATCCCTTCAATTCCATAATTGACAGAATCATACCATTGTTCTTGGGCAGAATCAACATAACAGTTAAATTGAGATCCGGCAGGGACAGCTAATTCAAATTCAGAAATGAATTTTGCAATGCACTCCTCTTTTTCACTTCTACTAAGAATCCAATTAGGATACTCAAAATCGCTGGAACCATCTTTTATAGAAAAGATATCTTCTTTAAGAAAACCTATTTTCTTGGGCAGAGAATCTTCTTTTTCTTTTCTTTTATCAAGAATAATTTTCTTTTCTTCTTCCGATAATTTCATAATTTCTCCTAAATCTATCAATGTTTCGATATAGATATACCATCACCATACATAATCACGAGGGAGCCGATGTCAAGACCAAAGAGAATTATAACCGAGCAAGAATTACAAAAAATAACTGTAGCTTATATTATCGGGAAAAGTATTAACGCATTACAAAAAGAAACTAAATTACAAAAACATGCGCTAAAAAAGTTATTAAATAATGCCGGAATACAAGTATTATCTGCATACGAAACAAAAAAGAAATCAGCATTATTAGAGGAAAAAAATTATTTTGATGAATTAAATGAGCATCAGTGCTATGTATTGGGATTAATTTTTGGAGATGGATGCGTTCATTATAATCCACAAAAATATAAATATGCAACAACTATTGTTAGTAATGATACTGATATTTTGGAAAGTGCAAATCAATTATTCGGAGGAAACTTTCCAATAACTAAAAGAAAAACATCAAAAGCATTTAATTTAGTTATTAACTCAAAACATTTGTGCGAAGAGTTAATTAACAAATTCCAATTACAAAGTCCCAAAAGTAATAATTTAATTTTCCCCAATCTTCCAAAAAATATGTATTCATATTTTATATCTGGCTTATTAAGCACTGACGGGTGTGTTAGAGTTGATGAGCGTAGAAAAAATCAAACTTGCGGTATAGAGTTTTCATATTCTTCTAATTGTCAAGATTTCGTTATCAAATTGCAAGAACATTTAATAAATAAAATTAATGTTTCTAAAACGAAAATTAAAGAAAATATAACAAAAAGAAAAAATGCTAATTACAGTTTAAGATATTCTGGCAATCAGGCTGTAACAATTTTAAACTATATTTACAATAATACTGATTCGCTAACAAGATGTAAAAGAAAATATGATATATTTCAAAATTATTTGACTTGCGTTTCAAACTCTATAATATAGCGCATCCTATGCTGTTGATCCGCACCAGAAGGGTTGTAAGTTATAAGTTCGTCATTTATAACACCTGAATAACCTCCTTTTGCCCATATACTATGGTGAGGTTTAATATTTTGCTTACTGTAATAGTGAGAGCCATTGGCTAATTTAGAATTACCAAATGCAACATCAGCTAAAAATAGATAGGCGGTTTTGTTTGTACCTGATGCCCAATGCGATCCTTTGACATCACAATAATTGATGCTCTTAGTTGAATTAGTTGCCCAGTAGATCCCGTCGCCATACATCGAACCGCTGTGTATTGCGCCAGAAGGACGAATCAACAAGCCTTTGGTCGTAATACCAATCATATTAGCTCGACGCGTGCCGTGCCAACCAGGAAGAATGTTCGCATTCTTATAAAGACTCTGTAACTCCTTGGGAATATCTTCTCGCTTATCCAAAAGCTTGGCATAAACTTCTGAAGGAGAATACTTGCCACACTCTTTGGCAATCTTTTCAGAGGTTCCCATCCAATTCTTATCTTCGCCGTGACGATTAAGTCGGAAAACCTTGTGAGTTTTCAGTTTGCCCAAGCCACTATGATTGGAAGCTCTAGTATCGTGAAGCATTCGATCAATCCATTTCCACACAGGCTCACTAGGATCAACGAAATCTAAATCAGCTTTAAGCGTTGCGTACTGTGAATCTACCGCATTGTTCTTAGAGATAACTCCCTGAACGTTCTTGGCATCGGCAAAGACATCAAGAATATCAAATGCCTTATCAACCTTGGCATCATCGTCAAATCTAAGCACGTCAGGATTGATCCGATGACCAAGAACGTGAGGAATATTTGAATAATATTGATTAGTCAGCTTGTTTAACTCTTGGGCGTCTGGTTTTTTAAGATGGATTTGTAAACGAGCTTCGTCCAAAATCTTTCTAGCAAGATCAATTTGATCTAAAGACAACTGACCCAAAGGGCACTTCTTGGTATCCAGGTTTAAATTAATAAACTCTTGTGTAACGCCGAACCAAGTTCTAACTAAATCTTGAACTTGAGGGTGCAACTTACTTGGCTCCGCCTCTTCAACCTTAACGCCCATCTTTTTAAGAGACTCAACTGAAACGGTTGAGGCGGAAGCATCAACCTTAGTTTTGCCAATCTCTGAACCGACATCAGCCTTAACAAGCTTTACTTCAACATAACCTTTCTTAGTTTTGGACTTAACGATCTTCTCGGCTTCGGACTCTGCATCAGACTTGCTGGAACAAGCACGGTATTCTGAAGCTGGATTTGGACTACCAACTCTGCCGTATTTTGTATAGATAAAAATTTTACCATCAGTAGCTTCAACAAGTTCTAGATTATAAAACTTGTTATTGTTGTTAATGATATCTGTAAAATTAAGAGTGTGTCTCTTAAAAACATCTTTAATAGAAATAGAAGCGTTGGACTCTCTAATAACAGGTTTCGCCATTTTATTCTCTTTATCTTTTCGGATGACATTAAGTCAATTTGATATTATCGGATCGCTTCAGAGAAGCTACAATATAATGTTTATAATAGAACTTTTTCTCGACAAATAACATTATTAGTCGAGTTTATTTTTCAATTATTTTAATATACAATAAAACGTTATTTAGATTATCACTGGACGTACATACCAAAGTGTTTTTGTCAACAGCAAAACAACATAATGTTCCAGTGCACATTATTTTTGTTTCTTTTGGAATGACAAATGGGCTCTCTAAAAGAGAAGTGCATCCATTTAAACACAACGCGCACAACAAGAATAAATGCTTCACATAATCATGTGGTAAAAGTATTAGCTTTTCTTTCTGGCAACTGTTTTTTTAATAGGTTCGACCGAGGGCGGCGTCAGCTTGACCAGCACAGCATCCAATATAAGGCAAATAATTCCGCCCGCAAGCCCCCAGCAAATTAATAAATTGGGGTGCCAGCTTTGCCCCGATAATAAACAAATTAACCAGCCACAATGAAACCCCAAACAGAAGTAACAATCAAATAACTTATAGAAGAAAACTCCAACATCTTTATTAGACATAAGTTGGTTTCGCCATAAAGCCATCAAGCCCCAAGGACCATCGTTTTCTTTTATGAAAAATGCAAGCCCATAAATTGTCAATATATAAATTAATATTTCCATTATGATTTATCCGTTGCTTCTTCGGCATTTTCTTTATCTCGTTGAGCATAGTAATCCCACATAAACTCTTTAGCTTCAAGACAATCTTCCATACCAATCTCTTGATATCGTTTATACTCTTTATCCCAAGCATTACAAAGTCCTGCATAACAAATATTGCATTCCATATTTCCTATACATCTACATTTCACTTCATTATAAACTTTTTTCATGATAATATTATTAACTCGTTTTTGTTTTCCCAGTTTTCTTTTTTTCCATTGATACAATAGCGCGCCGCCAAATCAATCACCTGTTTATCAGTATATAATTGTCTAATTTCAGGACAATCATCATAAGATAAAACCCAATTCTCTCTAATTTCTAATATCTTTGCCAAAAACTCGTGATGGGCAGGCTTCATTTGTTCAGGATATAATGAATCACCCTTAATATAATAGGGCGGATCTAAATATGCAGGACAATTAGTCATCGTTAAAGATTCATATGAGCTAAAATCATCATTAGAAACCTTAGTTCGACTCATTAATAACTCGTGGCAGACACGAATCTTCTTCTTTAACGCAGTAATATTGTATCGACAATCAATATTGTATTGACTTTTCTGCTCTTTACCACCAATAGGTCCGCTGGTTGAGATGCCAGAGAAGGTTGTACGGTTAAAAAAGATTGCTCGATAGGCTCTCTCCACGATATTGTTTGCTGGCGTCTCACGTAATTTATAAAATAGTTCTAGGGTTGGCTTAGCCTCCAACAGATCGAACAGCTCAAACATTTTAAGACTATCTACAGAGGCGACAACTTCCCAAAAACTAGAAATATTAATATCCTTATCATTAGCATAGAGCTGTATGCTGGGATATTTCTTGGCAATCTCTAAAAGAACGGAGCCTCCTCCAACAAAAACATCACAAAATTCGTTTCTACCAGCCATCATCTTGTCAATATGCTCCATTAAAATGGGAAGCATCTTGTTTTTGGAGCCTGGGTAGCGAAACGGTGTTACAGTTGCCATAGTTCGTTTTTATATTTCTCTAAATCTTCGTAATATACAGCGACTTTATTGCCGCGCAAGCTTGCTTTCTTCATTTCTTTGAACAATTTCTTGTCATGTAGCCACTGAACCTTGACAATTGCTCTCACATTACCAACTCTTTTAGGAATGTTAAGGGCAATGAAGGCAACATAGTGGTTGGGATCAGTGGTTTTGAACACTCCAGTGTCGCAATCGTACTTCCCACCATTGCCATATTGGAAAACCCACGACTCTCCGTAGTGATCTGCCGACTCTCTGTCTTGAGATTTGACACCAATATGAACTCCAGAGGTAGAATCTGTTAGATCTGGACTCCAAGACTTATCTTTTTTGGAATAAATTTGATAATCTGGCTTAGAAAGCTCTGGATAAATAGATGAAATCTTTTCATAAGCGCCTTCTTCGCCTATTTTTCCAGTTCTAATGTCTCTCATAATTTTATCTATGTCAAATTGATTGCGACTAGCATACTTATCAGAGCTGGTGTTGACAGAACTTTTAGCAAAAGCCGTACATTTTAATAAATTGTCGAGAGTAATTGTAAATTTTGGATCGATAGTCGTCATATGGCACCTCTGACGACATATAACTCGCCGCTAAGAAGCTAAATTAACCATATTTACGGCACGAATAACATTTAAAAGAGCCGTCTTTTTGATTTGGCTCCTCCGCATATGGATAAATTTCATTGCAACTGACACAAGTTGCTCCGTTAAGATATTTCTTTTTGCTATTCGGCGCACATTTGCCAGACTCTTTGATAATTACTGGATAATCATCGTCAGGTAGCATGCCCTCTGGCAAGTTTAACTCGAAATTAAAGCTAATTGATTCGCTTTCAATCTCAATTTCTTCATCTAATACACGAGTATTTTGGGCTGCCGACACTAGCGCAAGCTCATCATATAATATTGACATCTGATCGGCGGGAGAGTCAACAACTTGGTGCATATTACTTAAGTCAAAAAATATATCAAACATAATAATCCTTATCTTTCAAGGACTATATATCGAAATTAGTAGCTAATAAATTATTTAACTAAATCCAAGAACGCTTCTTCAGAAATTAAAGTCGTTCCCATCTTACGAGCAGCCTGTGCTTTAGAGCTAGTGCTATTAGGATCAGCAATCACAAGATAAGTAAGCCCTTTACCAACCGATCCCTTAACATCGGCGCCTTGATCTGCTGCCATCTTCTCCAATAAAGGTCTCTTCATTTTCATTGCGCCGGTAAAACAGACAGACTTGCCTGTCATCACGCCATGAATCTTGGCTTTTATGGTAATTCCGTTTTCAATAAGCGCAAGAATAATCTTTTGATTATGCTTTAATCCATCTGCAAGGAACTTTGCCTTGGTCGGACCCACACCAGGAACCTGTTCAAACTGAGCGGCACCAAGCTGACCAAACTTTTCAAGCGTATCACATCCAACATTCATAATAGAACGAATGGTTGAGCCGCCAATAGTTGGAATACTAAGCGCCCCAAGAAAAATGTCAAGAGAAATATTCGTATTGGTCGGATCCCAAAGGATTTCAAAACACTTTTGAGCCGACTTCTCGCCCATACGATCCAAATTAGCAAGATCATCGACCGTTAAAGTATAAAGATCAGCCACCGTGACAACCTTATTAGACTGTACAAGCTTCTCAACTAAGGTATCTCCCCACTCAAGCAGATTAAGTTCCTTGACCCAGTTCTTAATTCGACCAATAATCTGTGCCGAACACAACTGCGTGTTGGTGCACATAAGGTTTTCACCATCAAACTTAACTACAGCACTACACTCGGGACAGTGTGTAGGGTGATCAATCACCTTACCAGTCCCCTTAATCAACTCTTCAATGCGAGGAATGACATCATTGGCTCTAACAACTAGAACAGTTGCTCCAATATCAAGCTTAAGCTCTTCAATATAAGACATATTGTATAGACTAGCTCTAGTAACAGTGGCTCCAACTAGAACAACCGGGTCAACAACTGCCACCGGAGTCAATCGTCCACTGTTACCAACCTGCCAAATGATATCTCGGATGGTTGATTCGCGAGATTCGTTGTCAAACTTGAATGCCATGGCGCCTAAGGGGCGCAGATCCTTGTCACCCAACGACATTTGCCTTGTCATATCATCGATACGAATGACTAAACCATCAATGTCATAGTCTAATTTGTCACGCTTAGTGTCTTGATAGTCTCTCCAATGCTTGTTGACATCATCAATAGTCTTGTAAGTCCAGAAATTAGGTATGCCCAGCTTGTTATTCTTCAGCCAAGTGAACTGTTCGACCTCAGTTTTGAAGTCTACATCACCTAAAACCTGATAGAAAAGGATGCCAATCTTGTCAACACCAACTCCATCAAGTCTTTTGGAGACACCGGAGGCTGCATT